GCGGGCCAGGAGGCGCTCGGCGCCCTGGGCGCGATCGGCGTGTCGATTTCGGCCACCCTGACCGGTCTCGTCGCGACCGGCGCGCTCGGCACCGTGACACCGTCGAGCTCCGGCGGCGCGATCACTGTCCCCCTTTCAGGCCTCGAGGCGACCTGCGCCCTGGGGACGCTCGGAACCGACATCTACGCGGTGGCCCGCACGTTCCCAACCTCGGACGCGCTTGCGGGCGCGTGGCAACCCAGCGTTGCCGGCCAACCCCTGTTCGCGATGATCGATGACCTCGACGACTCGGACTTCGACTCGACCGATGTGGTGAGCACGATGCGGGTCAACCTGGGGCCGATGGTCGACCCGCTGGTGAACTACGGCCACCGCTTCACGTACCGCATCCGGGGCAACGGCGCAGGCACGATCAAGGCCCGCATCGGTGCCGGGGCCTCGACTATCGTCGAGTATGTTCACGCGCCTGCGCCTGCCGCCCTTGCCACGTTTACCCAGACGCTAACCTCCGGGCAAGTTGATGCCTTCCGCGCGGCCGCCGGCTACACCGCAGGCTGGATGGAGTTCGAGGCCGCATGACTGAGATCGCCCGCGTCACTCAGACTTACGTTGAGGTACCGGCAAGCCCCCAGCTCGCGAGGGTCACTCAGGCCTTCTTCGACATTCCAGGCATCGGCGTCACGATTGCCGGGCGCACGCTCCTGCGCCGCTGGCGCTCGAGAATCCGTCACCAGGGAGACCTCGAGTACCTACCGATCGCCGATCAACAGGACCTTCGCAAGAGGGTCAACGCCGCGATCGCCGCTCTCGAAGGCGAGCCGGTAACAAAAACACGCGCGCAAGCAGCAAAGAAGACGCTACTTAGCGCTGATTCGGCCAAGCGCAGGTCGCTCCTGCGGCTGGACTTCAAGGTGATCACCGATCACCTGGAGGTGGTCTTGTGGGCCCTCAACGCCTACGAGGAACAGCGGAAACGCCGCACGCGAGAAGACGAAGAGTTGATGCTCATCCTTCACGCGGCTAGAGAACGAGGCTTCCTATGAACGACGCAGCACCCCAAACCGGCGGCGACGCCCCGGCAACAGCTCCGAGCGAGCCCCTCACGATGGAGAACGTTGATCGACTGCTCGACGCCGATCGCGACTCCGAGGGCATCAACGAAGGCGAGACCACGGGCGAAGGGACCGAGGCGAACCAGACGCCGGCCCCGAACATCGCCACGACGCCCCCGGAGGGCGAAGAGGAGGACCCTAAGGGCGACCTACGCGTGCCGCTTCGGGTCGAGCGCGAGCGTCGGCGTCAGGCCGAAGCCTTGGCTCAGACGCAGATGGAACAGCAGCGCCAGCTCGCCACGACCCTGGCGCAGATCACGCAACGTCTGATGCCTCAGGCCCCGGCGGATGAACCCGCGCCCCAGGCGCCAGACTGGAACACCGACCCCGCGGGGTACGTGCGGCACTCGATCGACCAGCTCAATTCCGCTCTGCAGACGGTCCAGCAGCAACAGGTCCAGCAGCAGCAGCTCCAGCAGCAGGTCGAGGCCTTCAACCAAGCGACGCGTTCGGTGGAGGACCTGGAGCGCGGTTTCGTCGAAAAGAACCCCGACTACTACGAGGCGGTGGATTTCGTTCGATCAAAACTGCGCGCGAAATTCGAGGTGTTGGGCGTACCGGCCAACATGCTCAACGTGGCCGTGAAGCAGGACCTGCAGAGGTTCGGCCTGCAGAGCCTGCAGGCCGGCGCAAACCCCGCGGAGCGCCTGTTTGCGTTGGCCAAAGTCGAGGGGTATGCTGGCTCTAAGGCGTCGCTTGCGGCCAAACTGGATCAGGTATCCAAGGGCCAGCAGTCGACGAAGGGCGCGCGATCCTCAGCGCCCACATCGCCTGGAGCCATGTCGATGGAAGACGCTGCGAAGCTCCCCATCAAGGCCTTTCAGAAGATGTCCGACGAGGACTTCAAGGCCCTGATGGGCGGTTGAACTCGCTGGCCGCGTGCGCAACGCGGCGCTGCTTGACCGTCGGGGACGGAATCCCCGTAGCTCGAGGTCGCACCCTCGGAAAACTGTGCGATGACGCGGCAACTGACCGGCGAACGGGTCGGTGTCTCTTTCATCGTCTGAATTTTCTGAGGAGCCTTAGATGGCAACCACCAGCTACGGGGTAAACCACCCCCTCGCAGTCAAACTCTGGGCGAAGAAGCTCTTCGCCGAAGCCCTGAAGCAGACGTTCTATTCCGAGCTCATGGGCACGGGATCGGACAGCGTCATCCAGATCCGCAGCGAGACCAGCAAGTCGGAAGGCGACAAGGTCACGATCGGCCTGCGCATGCAGCTCTCGGGCGACGGCGTGCAAGGCGACGGCACTCTGGAAGGCAACGAAGAGTCCCTGACCACGTTCAACGACGCGGTCACGATCGACCAGCTCCGACACGCGGTGCGCAGCGCCGGCAAGATGAGCGAGCAGCGCGTGCCGTTCTCGGTGCGCAACGAGGCCCGCCTGGGCCTGCAGGACTGGTGGGCGAACCGGCTCGACAACTGGTTCTTCAACCAAGTCTCCGGCAACACGGGCGTGGTCGACACGCGCTACACCGGCAATCAGGCCACGATCGCTCCGACGGATACCACCAACTGGCTGCGCGCCACCAACCGCGCGAACGAGGGGGCGCTGATCAGCACCGACCTCTTCAACACGCTGTCGTACGTTGATGCGGCGGTGGAGCGCGCGAAGACCAATTCGCCGATGATCCGCCCGGCCATGATCCGCGGCCAAAAACTGTATGTCATGTTCATGCACCCCTTCCAGGTCACCGACTTGAAGGCGGCGACGTCGACCGGCCAGTGGATGGACTTGCAGAAGGCCCTGGTGATCGGCGGGTTCAAGAGCGACAAGGAGTCGCCGATCTTCACGGGCGGCTCGATGGTCGGGATCTACAACGGCGTGCTGCTTCTCGAGAGCACCCGGGTCCCGAGCGTCACGGCCAGCACCCGGCGCGCTGTGCTTTGCGGCGCCCAGGCGGCAGCCTTCGCTTACGGCCAGAACCAGAACGCGGCCGAAGAGATGTCGTGGGTCGAGGAGCTCTTCGACTACGAGAACCAGCTCGGCGTCAGCGCCGGCATGATCTCGGGCATGAAGAAGCTGCAGTTCAACTCGAAGGACTTTTCGACGGTCGTCGTTTCGACCTGGGCCGTAGCCCACTAAGTTGAGATCTGAGGAGGCCTCGCCTCCTCAGATATCAACGGAACCCATAGGAGATTTTCATGACTGCAGCTCGTCAGTACCACACCCAGCAGGTTCACTACCTGCGCAAAACCGTCAACTTCAACGACGCGAACGTCGCGACCGGCGTGAAGGTGGGCACCCTGCCCGCTGGCACGGCGATCCTTGACGCGGTCGTGCACGTTCAGGTGGGCTTCAACGCCGGCACCACGAACGTGCTGGAGTTCGGCGTGACCGGTGCGGCTTTCAATGACATCTCGGGCTCGGGCTCGAGCGACATCACCGAGGCCACGCCGGGCGTATACCGCGTTCTCCCGACGAATTTCCGTCGGGTCGACCAGATCGCGGCCGAGACCGACGTGTTCGCCAAGTACACCCAGACGGGTGGCGCGGCGACGGCGGGCAAGGCGACGATCAACATCGCGTTCACGGTCGACAACGACCTGTAACCCGTGCGGCGACGCCAAGCCTATGCGGTGCGCAAGGCACCGCTAGAGCAGACCTCCGAGGCCCAGGCCTCGGAGGCCTTGCCGACTCGTCAGGAACCCAGCGTTCAGGTGAAGGTGCCCGATGACAGCAGCCAGCGACATGGTGACCAGGATCGCGCTCGAGGTAAATCGCGCGGACGACCCTGACATCCTCGGACCGATCACCAACGCCATCGCCGACGCGTATAGCGAGCTCGCGGGGCGACGTTGCGTCTTCAACGAGAAGACCGGCGCCTTCACGACGATCGCAACCTTAGGCCTGTACTCGGAGGCCACAGCCTCGCCGGGCACGCTGCCGGTGGGCATCTACGAGGTGGATACGGCGCTGATCACGATCAACAGCCGCATCAACGAGCTCGACGAAGAGGACCCCAACACGCTACTGGTCGAGTACAACTCGGCGGGTCTCACGGGCTATCCGGAGCGTTACGCATGGTACGGGGACCAACTTCTTCTTTACCCGATCCCGAACAACGCTTACCTCATCTCGCTGTACTACCTCAAGGCGCTCGACGTCGAGACCTGGGCGGCGAACGCCGAGCAGCTCGTGCGCTGTTGCGCGAAGAAAAACCTGTACCTGCACTACCTCAACAACGCCGACAAAGCGGCAGCGATGGGCGTGTCCGAGCAGAACGCTCTGCGCGCACTGCGTCGCAAGTCCGCAGGTCGACAGGGTAGCGGGTACGTTCAAGCCCAGGACTAAGCGATGGCCGACACCTTCACCACGTACCTGACTCTGACGAAGCCTGAGGTTGGGGCCTCGTCAGACACCTGGGGGACCAAACTCAACGCAGACCTCGATGCCGTCGATCTGGTCTTCAAGACCGATGGGTCGGGAACGAGCGTCGGGTTGAACGTCGGCGCCGGCAAGACCTTGAACCTCGCCGGCAACATCGTCGCCAACGCCGCGACGATCTCGCCCACCGAGCTCTCGATGCTCGACAACGTGTCGAGCAACATCCAGACGCAGCTCAACGGCAAGGCCCCGAGCGCGTCACCGACGTTCACCGGGACGGTCACGATCTCGGCGGCAGCGACCCTCGCCCTCGGTGCCGGTGCCGCTATCACGGCTAACGGCGCGACGATCAGCGACGCCGAGCTCGCGTTCCTCGACACGGTGTCGAGCAACATCCAGACGCAACTCAACGGCAAGGCCCCGCTTGCGTCGCCCGCGTTCACCGGCACGCCGACCATCGGCGGCGTCAACGTTGCGACCGTCAACTCCAACGTGGCGAGCGCCACGACCGCTGCAAGCTGCAGCGGGAACGCCGCAACCGCGACCAGCGCGACAACGGCAACTAGCGCGACCACCGCCGGCTCGTGTACCGGCAACGCGGCTACCGCGACCCTGGCGAGCGATTCAAACGCGCTTGGGGGTGTGGCTCCTTCGGGCTACATGCTTGCCAACCCGACGTCGATCGCACTGTCGAACCAACCCTCGGTGGTGGCCAGCCGCAACATCGACCAGACTGGTGCGCCGGCCACGGTGGTGTGGAACACCGAAAGTCGCGACACCGCGAACGAACACAACACCGCAAACGGGGTCTACACCGCCACTGGCGCCGGCTGGCGCATGTTCATGTACGCAGTGAACATCTCCAACGCCAGCGGGGCCACAGTCAATTTCGACCTGACCATCACGTCAGGCGGCCGCATCGTAGGTAAGCAGGCGTGCTCTCAGCTCGACGCCACGACCGTCCTGTACGTAGTCACCGGCCTGGATTTCATGGCCAACGGCGAAACCGCGTCATTCTCTTCGAGCGTCACTTGGACGGCGACCTTCAAGGTGGTCGCGGGCGCGAACAACCGCGCGCACATCGTAAAGCTGACTTGAGGCGACCCTGATGGGCCTCGTTCCGATCAAGCTGCCCCCCGGCGTCTGGCGCAACGGTACCGAGTACCAATCGGCCAGCCGCTGGTGGGATGCCAACCTCGTGCGCTGGGTGCAGGGCGTGATTCGCCCGATCGGCGGGTGGGTGGCGCGCACAGCGGCCGCGTTTACCGGCAAGGCGCGCGGGATCGTCGCGTGGCGCGACAACGCGAACGCGCGCCACGTCGTGATCGGCACCAGCAGCAAGCTGTACGCCGTCAACGAGGCCTACAGCATCGCGGACATCACGCCGGCAGCCTTCACCGCCGGCAACGACAACGCGCAGAGCAACGTGGGCTATGGCGCCTCGATCTACGGGTCGGGCGCCTACGGGGTGCCGCGCCCGGACACCGGCTCGATCATTCCCGCCGCGTCCTGGCAGATGGACAACTGGGGTGAGCTCTGGGTCGGTTGCCACAACATCGACGGCAAGCTCTACGAGTGGAACCTCAGCCCGGTGAGCGTGGCCACCGCGGTCACGGGCGCACCTACCGGCAACCGCGCGGTCTTGGTGACGGCCGAGCGCATCCTGGTCGCGCTGGGTGCGGGCGGTGATCGTCGCAAGATCCAGTGGAGCGACCAGGAGAACCGTAACCAGTGGACGCCGAGCTCAAGCAATCGCGCCGGCTCGTGGAACCTCGTGACCCAGGGCACCATCGAGTGTGGCCTGCGTGTGAAGAGCGGGAACCTCGTACTCACTGACCTCGATGCCCACCTGATGACGTACGTGGGCATGCCCTATGTGTACGGGTTCGATCGGATCGGTAGCAATAATGGTGTGATCGGCCCGCACGCGGCCGCCGAGATCGACGGCATCGCGGTGTGGATGGGCCTGGGCGCGTTCTTCATGTACGACGGCACGATGCACCAGATCCCCTGCGACGTCGCTGACTATGTGTTCACCGACCTCAACGAGGACCAGAAGAGCAAGGTCTATGCGTTCGTCAACAGCGCCGCGAGCTCCGAGATCTGGTGGCTGTACCCCAGCGGCAGCTCGCTTGAGGTGGATCGCTACGTCGTCTACAACCGTCTCGAGAATCACTGGACGATCGGCACCCTGGCGCGTACGTGCGGTGCCGATCGCGGTGCGTTCATAAATCCGCTGATGGTGGGGACCGACGGCCTGCTCTATGCCCACGAGAGCGGCTTCACTTACGGCGGGGCGACTCTCTTCGTCGAGAGCGGCCCCTTCGAGCTCGGCAACGGCGACACGCTGATGGATGTCGACGGGTTGGTGCCTGACGAGAAAACGCAGGGCGACTGTGCGGTGGTGTTCAAGAACCGTCTCTACCCGAACAAGCCTGAAGTCGCCACGCGCACCTACTCCACCGCGAACCCGACGTCGGTCCGCTTTCAGGCCCGCCAGACGCGCATCCGAGTGCAGGGCGCGCGGTTAGGTGATTGGCGCTGGGGTACGCCGCGACTCAACGTACAAAACAGTGGGAACGAACGATGAAACTACCCGAACCCCACGAACGCTGGACTTCGGAGTATCAGGCCCGCGTTAATCGAGCTGTCGAGAGCGAGCTCGACCGCAAGCGCGGCGTCGGCGACATCGAGCTCGCTCGCAGCACCGTCTCGGGCGCCACGCGCAACGAGCGCCTGATTCTCTCAAGCCCCAACGGCACGCGCTACGCGATCGTGGTGAGCGACGCGGGCGGGCTTTCAACTGTTGCCGCCTGAGGTAAGCATGCCCACCAACTACCCGAGCTACGTCGACCCCGCTCGTCTCTGGGGTTCGAACTACTACAACACCTTCGGCGGCTCGCTGGTGCCGTCGCAGATGCCGATCTTTAACGCGAGCGACATCTACTATCGCCCGCCCGTCGACCCGACGATGGGCACGACGGAGTCGACACAAGGCACGCAGGTCGACAACGGGGCGCCCGGCGCCTGGGCGATCCGCAACGAAGCGCAAGGCCCGATGCACAGCACCGGGGAGTGGAGCGGAAACCTTTTCAACCCCACGACGATGGCGCTGATGGCGCCGCCGGACGCCTCGACCACCGACCCGCTGAAGTACTTCAACTTCGGAATCAAGACCGGTGGCATGCACGGCCAGACGTGGACCTACGGCCTCGACCCAACGGGTCAGTACTACGTCCCCATGGTCGACCAGGGCATCCTGGGTGGTCGTGGGAGCCCGTTCGACAACGGCGTGGGTCGCGACAACTGGCAGACCGGTATCACGATCGGCTCGCTGATGGCGCCCGCGATCGGTGGCATCTATGGCGCGGCGGCCGGAGGCGCGCTTGAAGGTGGCGGCGCTGCCGCCGCTGCGGCTGCACCGACGGCCGAGACCGGGGCGACGCTCGGCAACCTCGGCAACATGACCGTCGGGCAGGTCCCGATCGTCGACGGTGGACTCGGCACCGGTCTCTACGGCGTCGGCGACATGGGCGGCAGTTTCACCAGTGGCCTGGGGAGCGGGTTCTCGGGCACTGGTGCGGGCGTGGGCACGGGGGCCGCGATCGCGCCCGCCGGCATCGGTACGTACGGGTCGCTCGTTCCCGCTGGCGTCACTGCAGGCGGGGCGCCAGCGACTGGCAGCTACGGCTCGCCGAGCTACACCAATTCGCCGACGCCGTCGAACTCGAGCGCGCCCGGCGGCCCGTCGAACCAGAGCCCATTCACTGGCCCGGAGAGCAACGTGGCGACCAACACCTCGCAGACGCCAGGACCGACTACGGGCGGCGCCCAGGCGCCCAACCCCTTCGTCAAGAGCCTGACCGACATGGGCCTTGACCCTGACACTGCGCGGCTCTTGGTGGGGCTTGCGCCGACAGCGCTGACCGCTCTCGGCGGCGGCTTCAGCGGCCGAGGCACGAGCTCGAGCTCGACGTCGACCACCACGCGCGACCCCGCGGTAACCGGCGCGCAAACCGACATCGCGAAATTCGTCAGCGCCATGCTGCCGCAGTACGTCGCGCGAGATCGCATGCGCGCGCAACAGATGGCGCAACTCGCTTCCCAGGCTGCAGCGATCCCTGGCGGCATGGCTTCCGCGCCCCAGGTGATCGGCGGCAACGGCGTGATGGGTTCGTATCGCCCACGCGGCCTCTTCGGTTGAAAGGTCAGAGATGGCATACACGACTCAGAATGGCCTTCCCAGCGGGATGATGAGCGGCGGCCTGCAATTCGACCCGTCAATGTGGGCGCGCATTCAACAGACGCCCGGCGCCGTGCCACCCCCCAACAGCAATCCCGGTTGGGTCGGGTCCCCTCGCCCCGTGCAGTCGACCGGACCCGTGGCCGGGGACCAGCCTCCGGTCTCGATGGACCCGTCAACAGGCTTCACGACGCCGGGCAGCATGATGCCGGGCGCAGCCCCTCCGGTGACCGGTGGTGGGGGCGACCCGTTCGCAGGCTTCCGCGTGCCAAACCTCCCGGTCAGTGCGCTCACCACAGGCGTGCCGAGTCTTCCTCAGGTTGACCTGAGTAAGTACATGAACCCTTATCAGAGCTCGGTGATCGATTCAGCGCTGACCGAGCTCGACCGTCAGCACAGCATCGACCTTGCTGGCAACGCCGACAAGGCGATGGCCGCGCACGCGTTCGGCGGGGATCGGCAGGCGGTCGCGGACTCGATGCTCAACGACACGTACGCGCGCAATCGCTCCAGCACGATGGCTAACCTACTGTCGAGCGGGTTCACTAACGCCCAGGGTGTGGCTCAAGCGGATTTGAATCGCGCGCAGCAGGCTCAGACGACCAACGCCGGCAACTTCCTCACGGCCCAGGGCCAGGACATCAACCAGAACAACGCATTCCTTAACGCCGCTCTGGCGCAGCGCCAGCAGGACATCAACAACGGCAACACGCAGGCCACACTCGGTCTCACGGCGGCCGACACGGCGAGCAACATTCTCTATCGCTCGGGGCTCGCGGACTGGACTTCGATTAACCAGGGGGCAGGCGCAGTAGGCAACCAAGGCAACTCGTCAACCAACACCACGACGACCGGGCCGGGCTCGAACCCGTGGCTCACTCTCGTGGGTTCGTTGCTCACGGGTTACGGCATGTCGCAGAGGTGAAACGATGGCAGGCATCTTTGAAGATCCGAGCTCGCAAGCGTTGATGGCGTTGGGCCTGGGCCTGATGGGCAACGAGGGTCCCGTGGGTCCCGCGGTCGCCCGGGCCGGCTCTGGCGCGATGGCCACGCTGCAAGCCGCGCGTCGCATGCAACTCGAGCAGCAGATGCACCAGCAAGAGATGCAGATGCGTGCGATGCAGCTCGCTGAAGCACAGCGCGCGTTCACCGAGCAGCAGCAAGTCCGCGACGCCGCGAGGGCGAGTCAGCTCGGTCGCACCGGCGTGGCGCTCTCAGGTGGCGCGGGACCGACGGTGCAGGCCGGGCAGGTCTTCGACAAGCTGCCCGCGAACACCGACGTGTTCGACGAGAAAATGTTCGCCAACAAGGTGATGGGCATCAATCCGATGCTCGGTCTCGACCTGCAGGCGAAGATCAAGGCCGCGAACGCCCCGATCAAGATCGGCGCCGACGAGCAACTGCGCGACCCGCACACTCTCGCGCTGCTCGCTGAGGGCAGTGGCAAGACCGACCAATTCGAGAAGACGGTCGCAGGGATCTATGGCCGCGGGACGCCCGCCTACGCGGCCGCGATGAAGGACTGGATCACCAAGAACTCGACGCACCAGCCCCAGGTCAGCGTCAACAACTACGGCACGCCCCTGCCGATCACCCTCCCCAATGGCGGCGGGACCGGCTACCTGCAGCCGCCGACCCGGCCCGGCGCACCCTCGCAGGTGCTTACGATCCCGGGCACCAACACCCCCGCCATCAAGCCGCCCGAGGCCAAGGACACGTCCCTGTCGCCTCCGCAAGCCGCGCAAGTGGCGATGCTCCAGCAGGGCATGCAAAACATCGCAGACGCCGAGGCGAAGATCTTCGTCAAAGACCCGCAGACCGGAGGGATCTTGCGGCTCAACCGCGCGCTGCTCTCGAACGTGAATTCGCCTGTCGGCAGCCTGGGCGAGGACGCGAGGACCGTGCGAACGGCCCTGCGCAACGCAGTCGAAGCACGGCTTCGCCTGGAGTCGGGCGCGGCCGTGCCGCAGACCGAAGTCGACCGCATGACCGATCGGTTGATGCCCGGCCCTCTCGACACCGTGAAGAGCGCGCAGTACAAGCTCTCGCAACTGCGCGACTTCTTCTCGAGTTCCCTGGTGCTCACGAAAGCCGCTCCCGGGACCGTCCTATCGAACCGCGCCAACGCGAACCCCGTGACGGCGCCGGGCGCCCCGGGGGCCGCTCCAAACCTCAACCCAACCGGCGACCTGCCGAGCGTGAATGACCTGGTCCTGCAGTACGGTAAGAGGGGGCAGTGATGGCTGAGGCAATGCTCAAGCTGTCGGATCTCGAGAGCGCCCTGGTCGGTGCGCATCAAGCCGGCGATGAACGTGCCGCGACCGCTCTCGCGCAGGCGATCTATGCGAAGCGCCAGTCGCTCGGGATGAACCCCGACACCGGGCACTACGACGCGCCGAACCCCGCCGACGAGGGCAGTCCGTTCCTGGCGGGGGTGGGCAAGGGCATGACCGACGTCGCTCGCGGCGTGGCCCAGCTCTTCCCTGGCGGACCTAGCTACGCCGACATCGCGGAGTCGCGCCGCCTGGACGCACCCCTGATGGACACCACCGCCGGCAAGGTCGGTAGCGTGGTGGGCAACGTCGCCGCCACGGCGCCCTTGGCGTTCATCCCGGGCGGGGCGACCTTGAAAGGGGCGACGGCGATCGGGGCGGGCCTGGGGTTGGCGGCCCCCTCGGCAAGCGGTGGCGAGACGCTTCAAAACACGTTCACAGGCGCTGCGGCGGGCCCGGCCGCTGTGGTAGCCGGGCGCGCGGTCGGCGCGGCGTACGGGGCCGGTAAAGCGGTCCTGGAGCCCATTTTCAAGGGCGGCCAGGAACGGATCGCGGGCCGCACGCTCCAGGCCTTCGCCGGAGGCCCCCAAGCGGCCGCCAAGGTCATACAGGACATCGAGGCCGGCGGCGCCCAGGCACTGACCCCGGGGGTCGTTCGGACTCTTGCGGAGTCGACCGACAACGCCGGCATCTCGCAGCTCCAGCGCGTGATGCAAAACCAACCGGAGCTCATCGCCCGGTTCGGCGAGCTGGCGAAGAACAACCGCGCCGCGGTCGTCGAGGCGATCGACAGCATGACCGACCAGGGCAAGCGGGCGTTCTTCGAGGAGATGCGTCGGCAGACCGGCGAGACGATGTACGCCAAGGCCTGGAGCGCAGGATTCAACGAGAAGGCCCTGGCCAAGTACCAGCCGAACATCGAGGCCCTGATGCAGCGCCCGTCGGTACAGGCTGCGATCGGCAAGGCGAAAGAGATCGCCGCGGAGGAAGGCCAGCAGCTCTCTGACGTGGGGTCGATGAAGGGCCTGCACTACGTGAAGAAGGCGCTCGACGACATGCTCGGAAACGCCTCGCAGACTGGCATCGGAAAGCTGCAGGAGCGCGCGATCTCCGGCACGCGCGAAGAGCTCCTCGCAGTCATGGACAAGGTGAGCAAGGGCGGTGCGTACCCGAAGGCGCGTGCCGAATACGAAGCCCTGTCACGGCCGATCAACCAGATCGACGTCGCCCAGGCTTTGAAGGACAAGCTACTGCCGGCGCTCGCGGACTTCGGCGACAACACCAAGTTGCTGGCCAACCGATACGCGGAGGCTCTGCGCAACGGCGACAAGGTGGCGCAGAAGGCTACTGGGTTCGACGGGGCGACGATGGCCAACGTCATGGACCCCGCGCAACTCGAGGTGATCCAGAACGTCGCTCGCGAGCTCGCCAACCGCACGGCGGCTACCACGCGCGGCATGTCGGCCGGGTCGAACACGGCGCAGAACTTGGTCAGCCAGAACTTCCTGCGCCAACTCGCGGGCCCTCTAGGCCTGCCGCAAGGGGCGGTCGAGCGCGCCGCGGGCAGCACTTTAGGCCAGACTGCAATGCGGCCCTTGCAATGGGCGATGCAGACCGGAGAGCCCCGCATTCAAGGCGTGCTCGGTGAGGCGATGCTCAACCCCACCCTGGCGAAGCAGTTGATGGAGAAGGCCGCAAAGGAGTCGGCACCGCGGGCGCTGCCGAGCAACACCCTGGCGAAGCTTCTCTTTGAACAGCGGGGCGCCGCTACGTCGTACTTGCCGCTCGCGTCAATTGGCGCGGCGATGGATTTCACGAAGTAGGAGACGCTTCAAGGCGCCGTCTCTCATCCACCTCTGCACTGCCATGCGCGCCGGCAGCAGCACGAGGACAGCGATGGCGAAGTAGAAGAAGGGTCGCGCGAACACCAACATGAACGTACTCATCCGGGGACTCTGAAAGTGAACGCTGTCGAAAAGGAAAGCGACTTGGCCGCCGCTCGCTTGGGGGTGCGTGAGCTGATCTACGTTATCACTATCCTCGGGTCTCTCGGCGGCCTGTACACCGAGATCCGTTCTTCTGATGCAAGACAATCTGCCCAGATTGAAGGCCTCCAGAAGCAGGTGAACATGCTCGACGATCGCGTCAAACACATGCAAGATCTACTCGACCAGAGCGGATGGGCCGCTAACGGCGGCCGGTTTCGGCAATGAGCGCGCGCGGAATTCGAAACAGGAACCCCGGCAACATCGAAGCCGGGTCGTTCACCCAGAGCTGCGCGGGCTACGCAGGCCCTGAACCTGAGGGCCGCTTCGCCACCTTCATTTCGATGGCCCTCGGCCTCCTGGCCTTGATGCGTTTGCTCAAGGCCTATCGCACCGCGCACGGCTTGGCGACAGTGCGCGGGATCATCAATCGCTGGGCGCCTCCGAAGGAGAACGTCACCAGCGCGTACGTCGATGCAGTGTCGCGGGAGCTCGGGGCCGAACCCGATGAACACCTGCCCGACACGCCTGACGTGTATCGGGATCTTGCGCGGGCGATCGCGCACCACGAAAACGGTGCAGACGCCGCGCAGATCGCCGGGGCGGACTACGAGGATGCCGTCTCTCTCTTTACGGGGGCGACCAGCGTCCCACGTGCCGCCCCGGCACCAACCCCACCCAAAGAGGAAAAACCTATGCTTCCCGTGATCGCAGCCGCAATCCCGGCGCTGATGGAGATGGCGCCCGCACTCATCCGCGTGTTCGGCAGCGGTGGCCAAGTGTCCGAGCGCAACGCGCAAGCCGCCGAGATCGTCGCCAACGTGGCAAAGAACGTCGCCGGTACCGACACTGTCGAGGGTGCGATCAACGCGTTGCGCTCGAGCCCCGAGCTCCTGCAGGCCTTCCAGAAGGGCGTGCAGGACCGTTGGTTCGAGCTCACTGAGATCGGTGGAGGTATCGAAAAGGCGCGTGAGGCGGCTGTGAAAGCGCAAGCCGACAAGCCGCCCTACATGAACCCCGCCCTGTGGGTCTCTGGGGCACTGCTCCCGCTGGTGTACCTCGTCGTTGCGCGCGTTCTGTTCTCCACGCCCGAGACCTTCAACAACGAGATCAAGGTGCTGGTGATCACCGCCGTCATCACGGGCGTGCTTGGCGCGATCACAGGCTTCTGGCTCGGTTCGAGCATGTCAAGTCGAAGCAAGGATGACATCCTGGCTCGCCGGTAATCTGAGGAGACTTACATGGCAGGACTGATGGGGTCTGAGTACGACCCGTTGGCGCCGACGCTCGATAACGCAAAGTACCGCAAGGAACTCGAGCGCAAGAGGCGCCAGGGCATCTTCTCGTTCATGGCCGACGACCCCGCGCTGCAGGGCCTCGGCCTCGTGCCGTTCCCGCCGGCTCAGGCGATCGCAGCCGGCGTGCAAGCTCTGCCGTTCATCACGGGAGAAAAGACCGTCGCAGAGGCGTTGAAGGGCAACGCCGACAACGCGATCCTGCCGCAGATCGCAGCCGGCGTGATCGGGGCGAAGTACCCCGTGGTCAGCATGGTGGCGAAAGGACGCACTGCTGGCAAGCTGGTGAAGAAGCAGCTCGAGAGCGACCCGGCGGCCGCGCCCGGCGACCTGCCGGCGATGCCGCAGCAGAGTACCGGCAACTTCATCGCCGACGCGAGCCTGCTCGCTCCGAGCGACCTGCAGAAGGAGCGCGCGAAAGAGGTGGCGATCCGCTCGAAGGCCGAGACGATCAAGGGTCGCATGGTCGGCGGGCCGCCCGACATCTCGACGCCGAAGCAGGTCGACGCCTTGGTAAAGGACTACGCCGCGCGCATCGCCCAGGCCGAGGCCTCGGGAGTTCCGCGCGGTTATTTCTATCAACGCGGGGCTGACTTCAATCGTGCGGTCACCGAGAGCCCCGAGGACGTGCATCGCTTGTCGATGCTCCAGGGCGTGACTTCGCAATCGGCACCGGTCGACATGAACCTGGGCTGGGCGATCCGCGGCATGGAGCAGGGCGCGCAAGGCGCGCCGATCGCCACCGGTCTCTACCCGAACTCGATGTCTCCGAAGACCACCGCGGCGTTCAATCTCGACGACCAGTACATCGGCCACAAGACCCAGCGGTACGCGCACGGCCTGATGGACCAGCGCGGGCTCGCGCCTAACGACATCTGGGAGGCGCGTTCGATGGGTTACGGCAAGGACACGCCGGGCCCCACCCAGACCGCGTTCATGGATGACGTGCGCGCCCGCGCAATCGCCGCGTACAACAAGGCCCACCCGGACCTGCCGCCACTCGACACCCTGGGCGGCCAAGAACTCAACTGGGCGGTCGCCCGCGGCGCGGACGTGCAGCCGGGCACTGCGCCGTTCCAGATCCGCAAACAGGTCGCAGGAACGCCCCCAGAAGCCTTCAGGGCGGCCGCGGAGGGCTGGCCTGATGTGGAGGGCAAGTTTCGCATCCAGCACTCCTGGGAGACCGCGCCAGGGGCCAACCTGGGTCACGCGCCGGAGGTGGCGCAGGACCCGGCTCTCACGCAGAGGTACTTCTCCAACGTCAAGGGCGCGATCATCGACCCGACCACGGGCAAAGACTCGCTGGTCTCCGCGATGGGTGGCCGCCTGCAGCAACCAGCGTTCGACGGGCCGGGGATCTTCGGCGGCAAGGTCACGCCGGGCGTGCAGAGCCAGAGCTACGGCTACCACACCTCGGCGGGCTTCGACCCCACGACCGACGCTCGAGTGAACGCCACCGAAGCACTGCGCGCCTGGGCGCTCGGCCAAGACGCCTACGCGTATCACAACGTCGCGCGTCCCGCGAACCTGCCAGCGAGCAAGGTCGACACGATCGACATACGCACCGGCAAGACCTTGCCGCCCGAGCTCGGGTTGCCGGTGCAGTCGATCGCAGACTCGATCGGCGGGGCGATCGTGCCGACGCCTCAGGGCTATCGCATCCTCGACATCGGCGGCAACGCCACTGCACCGGGTAAGAATTTCGCGAAGCGGTTTGACGCGGTGTCGCGCGATCTCGAGGCCGTGACGCCCTACAGCGAGCCGCCGGCTGCCGGCGTGCGCGGCCCGACGTCGAAGTACGCCGAGATCCCGTGGAATCAGGGGCCTGCGAGCGGCACGAGCTACATGCTCGAACAACTCAACAACCCCGCCGCGCCGAAGCTACGCGAGCACGCCGACAGCGAGGCCACGCGAAGGGTGATGGGCGAGCTCTACAGCCGGTATCACGAGATGGCCGGCAACGGCGAACTCACCCCTCACCCTGGCCTGATGCAGGGTTTGAAGGCGTGGGCGGAAGGGGGCCTACCGGCTCTCGAAAAGCTAGTGAAAGCTGGGACGGTTCCGGCGACGATTTGGGCCTTGATGCCGCCGCAAGCAGACTTGCCACCCACCCAGTGAAAGACATCCCGCTGCCGAAGCGGCGGGCATGTTCCTGGTCGTTCTCGGCCTCGTGCAGATGCGTGAAGCCGTTCATGCGTTTCATCTTTTCCCCTCGTTCAAAAGCGCGTCGAGATCCAGGGACCCGTCGACGCGAAACGTCGTGCGGCCGTTGCCGTCGTCCTCGCCGCGCCAGTGCCCGGTTAGGTGCTTCGCCAGCAGGGCCTCGGTGTCTTGGCGTGGCCGCTCTTTCACGTTGATCACGAAAGCCCCGTCCGGCGCGGCCAGCACCGACGAGACCTCAGGCTTCGCGTTCGGTATCTCCGCATTGACCCACCGCTGCACGATCGCGACCATCGTGTTCTGGTTCAACTTCAGGGTGTTGTTGCCTTTCATCTCAGTGACTCCTGGGTACGATCAGCTTTTGGTCGGGCACTGCGATCGACGGCTGCGCGGGCTGCTCTTCCGCGGTCACCTTCGCTTGCGGATCTGCCTTGATGATCGCGCGCGCGATGTGTTCAGCAAGCAGAAGTTTCCACTTGTCGAATGCGACCGGGTCCGCGATCACAAGGAATTTGTTGATCGATGACATGAACACCGGCACCGGGTTCGCATCGCCCTCGACGAAGTAGGCGACGATCCGGTCGCCTTCGGTTTTGATCTCGATCTTCATCACATCCCTCCTATGATCCAGGCGACCAGGGACATCGAGATGACTGCCCACAGGATCGCCTCGTTACGTAGAGCTCGACGGTTCTGCACTTCGAGCCAATCTTTGACCAGTTCCCTTTCTCTGTAGGCCATCTAAAGCCCCGTCAACCAGGACTTCGGTACCGACAGGTGCTCGGCCACCTGGGCGATGCGATAGTGCGGCACACCCTTGAGGCACCACTGGCGCACCGCCTCTCTGGTGACCCCCTCGAGTTCCGCGAGCTGCGTTTGCGAGACCTTGCGGGTCTTGAGAACTTGCCGAAGCCTCTCGTTACGCGGCCGCGCGGGCCGCCCCCTCTTGCTTGCCATTGGCGTACCTCTTCAGCGTTGCGAATAGGCCGGCTTGGGTTGCGTCCTTGCGATCGAGCGCGGCGACGATCGCTTCGTCGATGGTGTTGCGGGCGATGATGTGATGCACGATCACCATCGGGCTTTTCTGGCCTTGGCGCCACACCCGCCCGTTCATCTGGATGTACTCTTCGAGCGACCACGACAGGCCGAACCACGCGAGGCTGTGGCCACCGCTCTGCAGGTTCAGGCCGTGCGCCACGCTCGTCGGGTGAGCGAGTAGAACCGGGATCTCGCCGCGGTTCCAGCTAGCGATGATGTCGTCGGCCTCTTTCGTCGGAACCCCACCACCCAAGTACGGCACGTCGCCGCCGATCGCCTCGCGGATGCGCACCACCTCGTGCTTGAACGCCACCGCGACCAGCAGCGGCTGGCCGCTCTGCTCTTCGACCAGATCCACCAAGGCCTCTATCTTCGCGTCGTGAACCTCTCCGACTGCGCCACCTTGGCCCGCCTCTTCGTCGGTGTAGTACACCGTGCCGTTCGCGATCTGGCGCAGTTTCATCGAAGCGGCGGCCGCGTTCGCAGCGGTGACCTTGCCGTCGGCGATGCCGGCAACGAAGTCCCGCTCTAGCTTCGCGTACACACGGGCGGCGCCTTCGGGGAGCTCGACGTCGACCTTGTTGATCACGAGCTCGGGCATCGCGAGGTGCTCGCGAGAATCCAGGCGGATAGACAACGGCGCGATGCGATCGAAGATCTCCACGTCCGCGCCCTCGCGCAACACCCACTCGCTGAACGACGCGCCAGGGAAGGGGATCACCTCATCGAAGAAGCGCTTTCGGAACGCCGTGATCGAGCGGCCAAGGCGCGCGCCAGCGTCGAGAAGGTAGACCTGCGACCAGAGATCTTGCAGCGATTGCGGGGCCGGCGCGCCGGTCAGGATGTAGCGCCGCTTGAAGAGCGGCAGCATGTCCTTCAGGGCCTTAAACCGCTTCGCCTGGGGGTTCTTGAATTTCGTCGACTCGTCGACCACCAGGATGGTCGGCGTGAACCACTGGCGGCGCGCGGCCGGGTCCTGCTCGGCGGCGAGCTCGTCGTAGAGCCACTGCACGTTCTCCGGGTTGATCACGTAGATCTCGGCCGGCGCACGCAGGGCGGCACGGCGTTGCTTGAGCGACCCCAGCACCAGCGACACGCGCAGGTTGTTGAACTGTGCCCACTTCTGCGTCTCGGCGGGCCACGTATAGCGCGCGGGACGGATCGGCGCGATCACCAGGGCCGACTTATGTTGCTTCGACTGGATGAGCTCGCGCACGATCTCCAGGGTCGAACTGGTCTTTCCCATGCCGGGGTCCAGGAACAGCGCGAACGCCGGCAGGGCCAGTCCGCGCTTGATCGCGTCGAGCTGGTACGGGCGGGGGTTGAACGCTTCCATCAGAGCACCTCGAGAATGTTGATCGGTCTGAACACGATCTTGCGCTCGGACTTCCACAACAACACGCGAACCGTGCCGCGACGGGTGTTTATGGCGACGACTTCGCCGAACCGGTCCCCGCGCATCCAGGCGTTGGTGGCGGGGTGCATCTGCACTCGGTCGCCGACTTTCAGTTGTTTGAGTTCCACAATTGTCCTCCGGGTTAGAGCCTCAATCGTGGCTTGCGGGGCGGGAGTTTGTCAAGAGAAATTTGACGATCGTCCTGCAGGCTGGTCGGAATCGAATGCCCGAGCATCAGGTACCGACAGACCTCCAGGAAGTCGGCCTTCGAGCGCACCACCGCGTAGTTCATTCCCATGCGGAGGAGCCTCTTGCGCCAAACGCCCTGGGAAGGCCTCAAATCGCCCCGTAGCACCTTCATCTCGACGAAGCAGACCAACCCCCTGGGCAGCAGCAGCAAACGGTCTGGAAGGCCGCGTACCGCGAACGGCAGCAGCTTCAGCAGGGCCCCGCCCGACTCCTCGGCGTACCGTTTGCACCACTGCTCTTCGGTCCACTCACTCATCGTCTTCTCCTGGCTGGCGGCGACGCGCCGCCTTACGTTGCTCGTTCTCGCTCCGGGTCACCGGCTCGACGTGGTTCGGGTGGATGCACAGGCCCCCGCGGCACGGGAGCTCGAGTTTGTGATCGAGCTCGAATCCTTCGGGGATGGGTTCGATGAAGGTCTCGTAGCTCATCCTATGGGCCGCCTTGTGCACCGGTTTCCCGTTGCGCTTCACAGTGACGTATCCGTAGATCGTCACCTTACCGAACTTCGGGCCGACCCAGATCCAGCAGCCGGTCTCTGGGTCGACGATCGAGTTAGCCAACAGCCGGTCCGCCATGTCCCGGTACTTCGGCATCCGTGATCCTTTCCAGTTGCCCGTTCACCCAGAGGTAGTTGGGGGAGTCTTCTCTCTCGTCGACGCGGATGTCGGTGACTAGGAGCCAGCGTTGCATCAGGTCCTGGGCGTTGTCGGTCGCTTCCTTGTACGTGGCAAAGCGCAGGGCGTTCCCCGCCCAGTTGCCATTGACCTGCACCATCGGTCGGTAGGAGTTGGGCACGATCAGACTCCCTCGGGCGCGTCGTCGGCGTTGACCCACAGGATGCGGGCCGTCGCGTCGCCGGTCTCGTCGCAGACCCTGGCAACTTTCACCGGGTCGTCGAACGCCTGGGCGGCGCGGTATTCGACGCTCCAGCCGACACCATCCCACCAGCCGTGCTCCATCGGGCTGTAGACGAGAGCCATCATGGTTCAGCCCTCCTTGCGAGCAGAGACGCGCACCGTCGGCACGCCTTCGGCCACCTTGGTGTGGGTCGCGATGATCTGGTCGACGATCTCGTGCGGAAATTCCCCGAGGGTGACCAGCGCCTCGATCACCGCCTTGTAGTCGACCACGGTCTTGTTGGCGAAGGTGACCGTGGCGCGGAAGAGCTGGCCGTCGAAGGACGCCACGTTGGCGCCGACAGCGGCCGCGATGATCTCGGCCTTCAGGCCGTCGGCCTTGGTGGTGAGATCGGCTTGCTGGGACTTCAGGGCGCCCAGGTTGTCGACGACATCGGCGACGGACACTTCGTGAATGATGAGGGCCATACGGTTCTCCAGGTTGAGGGTGGTGCGTTACGCGAACTTGCTCGCGCAGATCGGGCCGATGCCGTTGGCGATCGACTCCGGGTCGGTCAGGTCGCGGCCGCAGGCGGCGCAGCGACCACTGTCGCGGCCGTACTGCTTGGCCGCTTCAAACGGGTCCTTCTCGATCTCGACGAGCACGCGCTCGACTTCGGCGGCGCTCGTGCCGGCCTCGACGACCTTCTTCGGGAAGATCTGGGCCACGTTCTCCTCGTCGATCTTGCCGACCAGGGCGCCGTTCCAGAGGAGCCAGCACAGGGTCGACTGGTTCTTGCGGGAGATCTTCAGGGCGCCCAGGTGCAGGTCTCCCAGGCGCTGCATGACGAGGTGCAGCTTGGGCAGGCGGATCGTCGGGGTGCGACCGAACGTCGAGCTGGGGGCGACCTGCACGCGGGGCTTCGCCCAGGCAATCAGCTTGCCCGCGTACTCGGCCTGCTTGTCGGAGTTGAACCGCTTGTAGCGGCGCAGGTAGTCGGCGATCGAGATGCAGGCCTCGATCGAGCGCACCGTGAAGTCGTCCTGGCGGGGCCGGGCCGCGAACAGCCGGGCAGCGGCCTCGAGGTTTTCGACCATCGCGGCCGGCATGGCGGCGATGAGCTCGGCGGAGGTGTCGACATCGCGAAGTTGCATCGTGTTCTCCGGACTGGTTGGATAAGGCGAGGACTCCACGCTACCGACGCCCGAAACCCTTGTCAAGCGATATTTGACACCGGGCTCGGGCGCAGCTTGACCGGCGGCGGGTTGCGGTGGATATCGTCAGGCATGGCTGGCCGCCTTCTCGATCGCGATCCGGGCGACCTCCTCACCCAGATGCTTGAGGAGCCACTGCCGCAGGCCCCACACGTCGTTGACGTAGCAGTCGCCGATGTCGTGCTCGAACCCGTGGACGCTGCAGAGCGCGCGAGCGTACGGGTCGCTGAGGGAGGCCGCAGGCGCCTTGTAGAGCTTCAGCACCTCGTACTCCCACCCCGTGCGGGGGTCGACCAACTTGACGTAACCCTGGCCAACAGGCCGGGACTTGCCGAAGGGGTTCTTCATGAGCGCACCTCAAGGCCGTCGTTGATGATGCCGTCGATGATCGGGCCCACGTAGCGGGGCTCGACGACAACGGCGCTGCCGAACATCTGCTTGTCTTCCGGCAGGTGCTCGTCGACCCACTCGCCAGCCGCTTCGCTTAGGGGCTGGAGCAGGCAGACGCTGCCGTGGTTGGTGAAGAGGAAGTCCATGTTATCTCCGGGTTAGATGGGGCCCCTCGAGGGGCCCCTTGTGGTCAGAACGAGAAGTCGTGGTAGGCGTTGCGCACACCGAGCTGCACGCCAGGGCCGCCGTTGAACACCCAGCGGCCGTCGGCGTTGAGGCTGACGCCGCGCCACACGCCCTTGCGGTCGAGCTTGTAGCGCAGCAGCCGGGCACCGTCGTCGCGCTCGTAGACGTAGGTCTGGTCCTCGCTCATGCCGTTCTTGTCGACGCGGGTGGCCTTGTCTTCCTTGGCGCCGAAAATCACGATCTTGCCATTCTTCACGACCACGTCGACGATGGTGCCGGCGCTGCGGTCGGTCCAGTGCAGGAACGTGACCCCCATCCCGACCGCCGGTTCCGGCTGGCCGATCACGGCGCGCGACATCAGGTGGTTGACGAGGCTGTTGGTTTCAGTGCCGAGCTTCATGTGGATCTCCTTTGGTGTGAGTCGCCACAGTAGCGACGACCAACCGGCTTGTCAAGAGAAATTTGACAGGTTAGTCCAGCCAGCCCGCCGGCTTGGCGCGGGGCTTGCGTTTCGGGGGCCAGGGGTTGGCTGCGAAGGCCTTCGGATCGACGTACCGATGCGCTACGCCCTCACCTCGCAGGAACGGGGGAGGCAGGGCCATGCCGGGGGCTTTCATCCATGCGCGGAGTTGATCCGCGATCGAAGGCCCAGGGAGGGGCTTAGATGCTCTGCTCATGCGGATCTCCGGGTTCGCAGCGACATGCTGCAATCGGAGACGGGGCTTCATCGTTCAGTCCTTTCGGTAGCGGGGGCAGCGGAAACCGTTTGCCTTGATCGGCGCATCGAAGCACCAGGGCGGCGCGACCATGCAGGCGATGAGGATCTCCAGGTCGTTGAACACCGAGTGTCGATCCTCGGTGACCAGCTCGTCGTGAACGTGCAGCACGATGCGCAGACCGGCGTTGGCCGCCTTGCGCATGCCGTACACCAGGACGTCGCGCGAGATCGACTGCACCGCGTTCTCGATGACCTTGCCGCCCCAGGTACGGATGCGGGTCCATTGTCCGGTGTACTGGTGGACCCCCATGTAGCTGATCGACCCATCACCATCGACCACCGCATCCCAGTAGGTGATCTCGGCACCGCTGGGCAGAACCATGACGCAGGCCTTGCCCACCATCCGATAGAGGATGCGGCCGAACTTCTTCGACTTGCCGGTCTGGATCGTCTGGCGCATCGCGCTCTCGAGACCGTACCAATGCTCGACCACCGCTTGGTTGTTCTGCCTGTAGGTCGAGACCGCGCCATAGGCCTCGCTCTCGTCCATCTCGACGCCCATGCCCGCCGCGTAGTCGACGAGGGTCTTGGCGCCCAGGCCGTAACCGCAGCCGAGCCGCACGGGCTTCGCCCAGGTGCGCTGCTCGTCGGTCACCTCTTCGATCGGGAGGCCGAAGTGCTGGGCAGCGAGCTGCTTGTAGGTGTCGAGGCCGGCGCGGATGAGATCGAGGGTCGGCTGGTCCTGGCACAGCCAGTGCAGCATCACTACTTCGATCGACGAGTAGTCGGCCACGCACAGCAGGCCGCCGTTCTCCGCGCGAATGATCGAGCGCACGAGATCGGCGAGCATGTCGAAGGGCTTGTCGATCGCCGCGTTGACGAAGATCGCGTCCCAGGCCTCCTGGATCTTCGCGTCCTTCTTCCACCCGCGTCGCAGGTTCTGGGGCTGCAGGCCGCGCCCGCTCCAGCGGTGCGTGCGGCCGGCGCCCGAGTACTGCAGCATGTTGAACATGCGCCGCTGGTAGTGCTGGCGCAGCGCGGTGGTGTACTTCTTCGGCGCCGAGAGCGCGACCTGTTGGCGCAGCTCGATCACGCGTCGGCGATCGCCGGTGGCCCCCTTCAGCATGCTGGGAAGGTGTTCTTTGGCGAGCGACTTCACGCCGAGCCACTTCGCGATTTGCTGAGGGCTGTTGGCGTTGGATACGCCGGTCAGGCGTTGCATCTCCTCGAGCGCGCGGCCGGTCTCGAGCTCGTGGCGCGCGGCCGCCGCTGCGGCCGCCTCGACGTCGATCGGCGTGCCGGTCCAGTTGATCTGCTCGGAGAGCATCCAGATCTGGCGCTCGTTCTCGGGCCAGGGCAAGGGCTTCAGCACCTCGGCCGTGCCCATCTCGATCACGACGTCGTTGCGGTTGTAGGCGCAGAACTTCTCCCAGTCCCCCGGCTTAGCTTTGCCCTTTCCGCTGGCCCAGAGGTTCAACAGGCGCGTCGCTTCAGGAGACTTGCCTGGGATGCCCATCGCCGCGCAGCACTCGTCCAGGGACGCAGGAAAGGCCCTGTAGAGGGCGTGCGCCATCGAGCAACGCATGCGCTCGATCGGCACGGGCCAGCCGAGCACCACGGTCATCACGCCCCACTCGAAGGGTGCGTTCCAGGCGTGGATCTCGTCGGACACCGAGACCACCGCACGCAGGTAGTCCCAGCCGTCCTCGTAGGTGCGCTGGACGACGCCAGCGCCATCCTCGGGGTCGCACCACGACGCGAGCAGCACGCGCGTGCTCGGGTGATGCAGGTAGTTCTGAAGGCCGACTTCGTCGAGCTCGACGTCGCTCGCGGTCTCGAAGTCCAGGTGGATTCTCTTCACTCAACTCTCCGGGTTGGGTGGGTTCGCCCTCCAGGCTAAGGCAGGGTGTACGTGAAGACGACCCCGGCGATAGCTCCCGCCGGAGTCCCTGCGTCTGCGCTGAGCAGACCGGTCGTAGTCAAGTGCAGCCCGGCTGGGAGCGGGCCTTGCGTTCCGTAGACTCCTCCGGACGGGACCCCCGCCGGAAGCGTGGTCGACAGATCGAACTTGCTGACGCCGGCCTGCAGAGGGATGGTTGGGATCGGCCACGACGGGAAATTAACGATCGTCGTCGGGTCGGAGATGATCTTGATTTCCGCTGCCATAAAGTACCTCGCACAGGTGAAGGTTAGAACGCGTAGCGCAGGGTTGCGCCCCAAGTGATCATACCGACGGTGTGCTCTTCGCCGCCGCCGGCAACCGAGTCGCGGTAGCGCGGGCGCCAGTACGCACGAGCGCCGACGCCTACCCGCACCGGGCCCTGGGCCACGCCCACCTCGAGACCGAGCATGGGCGTGACGTGCCCGCGGTTGTGGAGCGTCCCCTCCTGATAGACCGCGCCCTTCGCGTCGAGCCACTGGATGGTCTCGACCTGCTCGTAGTACAGCAGGCCGATCGCCGGCTGCAGGTACATGCCGCCGCTCTCGGCCCGCGGGGTCCAGGCGACACTCAGGCCGGTCTGCGTTTGCGAGGCGCGCGCGTGAACGGTTGGCGACCCTTCACGCACCTTGGCCTTCGGGGAGTCGTAGTTGTCGTCAGTGACAAAGGTGCCATCTACTGAGGCCTTGCCGTGGTCCTCGTACGCAATTTCGATCTCGCCCAGGCGCGCGCCAGCACGCCAGCCGTGCGTCTTCAAATCGAATTTGTAGGGCAGCGGAGGCTGTCTCCAGCACCCATTGGTGCCGCACTCGAACCAGCGCACCCGATCGAACGACGTGAACACTTCTTTGTCGAACGCGGCGGCCGCGAAAGACACCAGCGCCAGGACGGCGCCGAACACGATCTTCTTCATTCTTCCTCTCCAGTTTGGTTGGTTGCCAGGGGCATACGGGGCCGATGCCCTGGCGTTGGCTATCGCGACCTAGCCAATGGTCGGCCCCGTGCGGACCTGATCAGATGTCGAGCCGCTCGTGCAGGTCGTGAACGACCCGCAAGGCCGAAGAGACGAGCCCCGTGTTGGCGTGGATGCGCTCGATTAATGCGGACACCGACGTCACGCCCTTCATACCACCGACGGGGCCGGGAGTCGGTTCTGAGGGGCGGCACGTCCACTGCAGGCGCTCACGCAGACCCGTCAAGGCTTCGAGCAAGCTGTGGAGATCGCGCTCCTGCTCGTCGAGCACCATTTGCGTCGGCGCGATCTGCCGACCCACGCCCTGGCCAGCCACGTCGACCATCTTGCCGTAGCCGTTGGCGTTTCCGCCGGCCATCGATTGTTGCGCGTTCTGGAGGCCGAGGCCAGACCTGCTGTGTATCGACCGCTCCAGGTTCACGAAGTTATCGCTCATGGTCTTACTCCCTTAGTCGTACATCGACTCTTCGCCGCCCTCTTCGACATCGAAGAGCGGGGCCGCGTTACTGAAGCCGAGCGGTTCACCCTTGCGGACGAACTGGACTTGCTTCAGGCCTACGCCGATGCCGCGGTTGGTGCCGACATCGAACGGGTACAGATCGAACGCAGCGTTGCCGTAGTCGCCGCTGCCCCAGAACGAGCTGTTCTCCACCTTGTTGCGCTGGCCGTCGTAGACCATCGGCGGGTAGTCGACGCCGCTGCGGGCGTTGATGAAGTAGGCGTTGGCGTACACCTCGTCGCCTTCCTTCTCCGCGTCGCCGTCGCGCAGCGGGTTGTGCAGCTTCGGCGGGCGCTTCTTCGGGTCGGGCCAGCGGTCAGCGATCTCGGTCCTGATCGCCTCCTTGATCTCGGCCACCTGGGGGTGGTCTTTCGGGATGATCAGCGCCACGCTGAACGACGGGCCGTTGGTCGAGCCCTTCACGACGCGCGGCTTCCACAGGTGGGCGTAAGAGAAGCGCACGTTCTTCAACTTGATCTGAGTACTCATAAGTGAACTCCGGAGAGTTAGTGAGAAAGTGAGACGGCCCTACTTACTACATTCAATCCGCCGAGCCGACGATGCGGGCTTAGAGGTTGTGGGTCCCTTCCACGCCGCGATTGGCGCGCGAGAGCGTGCGGCCGTGCAGGATCGACAGGGCCTTCTGCACGTTGGCCAGGGCCTGCTCGTTCTCGATGCAAGCGAAGGGGCCCTTCTGGAACGACACGAGGCGGTCGGCCACGATCGCGAGCAGGGCCTCGTGCGTGACACCGTTCACTCTGCTTTCCTTCAGCGGGCCCTTCTGGAACTTCACCTCGCCGAGGGCTTTACCGTCGAGCGTGTCGATGACGTAGTGATGGTGCGCGCCGCCGGGGCCGGGCTCGTCGACGACGGTAACGGTGAGCGGGTAGTTGGTCGGGCCTTTGTGGGTGATGAGTTCGCGCATAACTTCTCCTAGGTTAGTCAAAGAGCGGCGTATCGATCAACGCCGGCCTGGGGTCCGACGCGGGCGCCAGGGTCGGCTTTCCGCGGGGCTTCTCCAGCGCGCTGGCGAGCAGCGTGCTGTCCTTGCCCATCAACTTCTCGGCGGCGCCGAGGGTGACGAGTTGACGGACGAAGAGATCGTCGTGGTCTTTCAGGATCGACATCGCATCGGGCCGCCACTTGCGCCGGCTCATGCCCTCGACCAGCTTCCAGTCGGGGATCGACTTCGGATCGCGCTGCAGGCGCGCGGTCGCGAGCTCTTCGAGGTCGTTGCACCATGCGCGGATCGCGTCGACCTTCTCCAGGTGATGCGCGAGCTCGTGCGGGTTCATGAACGCGACCTCGGTCTGGAAGGACTCGATCACCCACTCCGAGCGCACCGCGCAGGTCGCGCGCACCGGGCACCACTGGCATTGCGCCTCGCCAGGGATGAGCGGCGCGTCTGGCCTGCGCGTGACCTCGGCCACCTTGGCAAAGCGCCCCTTCTCTTCGAGCATCTCGGCGATCGGCACGATCACCTCGCTGCGGTGGTTGCGACGCGGCTGGAAGATCTCGAGCACCACCTCGTCGACGTCCTCTACCAGCCACGCGAGCTTCTCGAGCACGCCCAGGCCGTAGAGCACGAGCTGCGGGTTCGGGCGCATCACGCCATTGATGCGATAGCTCGCGTACACGACGTTGCCCTTGCCGAACTTCAAGTCGACCACGCGCGCCTGCTTACCCTTCACGACGCACAGGTCGCTCGTGCCGAACGCCTCCTCGCCGAGCACGTGATCGAGCCGAAAGGTTTGCTCGACGTAGGGCATGACGCCCGGCTCGTCGACTAGCGAGATCGCGTAGTCGACGTAGGTCTGCAGGGCCTCGATGTTGCCCTCGCACAGGTCCTCGAGATCGCCCGCCATCGGGTGATGGTCGACGGGCGTGCGCGACGTGATGCACACCGCCGCGATGGAGTGAGCGAGCGTGCCCTCGTCAGCGGCCGCGCTCGAAGTCTCAGGTAGATCCCTCGTCAGGCGAACGCTGCCGGGACAAAGCATCCACCGCAGTGACGCCGAAGGCGCCAGTACTGCGTGACCAGCACTCATCGTCGCGGCTTAGAGTGCCTGCGCACGCGCCATGAATTCGACTCGGCGGTCCTCCGGGATCTGCGAAAGCTTCACGCACCCGAATTCGCCGAGCAACGCCTTGCCCTGCTCTTCCTTGCCGTCCTTCGACTTTCCCATCAGGACGAGACGTATCTCGTCGAGCGTGGGCACCGGGGCCGGTTTATCAGCGCCGTTGGCCTTGGGCTTCGTGGCCTTCGTCGCCTTCGGCTCGACCGGGACGTGCGCGGTGCTGCCAGGGCCCGCCGCAGTCGTCGTGGGGGCGAGCACGTCAGCCTTGATGGCGCTTTGCGGGGTCTCGTTGGCGGGCTTGCCGGGCTCGCGAGCCAGGAGGACTTCGATGATGTTCTTGAGCATCACGAGGTTGTCCTTGGGCTCTGCGGAGGTAAAGGTGAACTGCATCAGGTTCTCCGGATTGGTTGGTTGAAAGGACGATCACATTACGGTACCCTGATTTTCGCGTCAAGTTGGCGCGTAAACTCTTTAACCCCGCAAAGGAGATTCCTCGTGAGCACTTCCAAGAAGAGCAGCATCAAGCGCAAGCCGGCCAAGAAGGCGGCACCGGAGTCGACCCGTCAGGTGTCGTTCATCGCAAAGGCCTCGCTCACCGATCGCGTCGCGGCCGTTGCGAAGGCCGAGGACCGCACGGTGTCGAAGGTGATCTCGATGCTGGTCGAGGAGGCGTTGCTGGCGCGAAACGCGTGACCAAAAGGAAAGGGGCGACGGTGTGACCCGTCGCCCCTTGGGAGCTCCCAACCCGGAGAGGAAGGAAACGCGTGAATCCTAGCACAACAGCCGGCGCCTTCGGCAAGCTGGCGCAGCGCCTCACTGATCACGGCTACAGGGTAGTACCTCTTAGAGGTAAGGCCGCTTTCACTGATGGGTGGGTGAACTACGCGCTCTCCCCTCGTGACCTGCAGCGGCACTCAGAGTGCAATGTCGGGCTCCTGACCCGAACCACTCCCGCACTCGACATCGACCTGGAGCACCCCGAGGCACGCGAGCGCATCGAGGCGACGCTCCAGTCGCGCTTCGGTCTGACCGGCTACCCGGTGCGGGTCGGCCGGGCGCCGCGCTTCGCGCTGCTTTTCCAGACCAACAAGCCGTTCCCGAAGATCCAGCGCAGCGTGGTCTCGCCCGACGGCGCGATCGAGAAGATCGAATTCCTGGGCGACGGTCAGCAGCTCGCCGCGTTCGGTGAGCATCCCGACACCGGCAAACCCTACGAATGGCTCACGCGCAACCCGCTCGCTGTCGAGCGTGACGAGCTGCCCCTGGTCGACGAGGTTAAGGCCAGGGCGATCGTTGATGCGGTCTACGGGCTCGCCCTCGAGCTCGGGTACCGGCCGCGCGAGCGCGCTGTCGCCACGACCGCCGGCAGCACGCTCCTGCGCCGCGCGAAGGCGGTGCCGATCACGCACTACGACAGCTACGCGCAGGCCGAGGCCCCGCCGGCCCTGGTGCGCGCCCTCGAGTGGCTCGACGCCGATGACCGCGAGACCTGGATCAACGTCGGGCACCACCTGAAGGCGGGCGGCAGGCCGTGGGCGTTCGATCTATGGGTGGCGTGGTCGCAGACCTCGGTGAAGTGGCGCAACGGCGACAGCGATCGCTGGGACACCTTCATCCCCACGCCCGGCAAGTCGGGCCTGCACTTCATCGAGCGCACGCTGGCACGCGAGCAGGTCCCGCAGGACTTCCCCTCGACCGAGATGGACGAGCGCACCGCGCGGCTGTGGCGTGAGCACATGCAGAAGTTGCAGCGCCCGGCTGCAAAAGACGACCGCGGGCTCTTCGAGTGGCTCACCGACGTCGAGCCGTCCGCACCGGTCTGGCTGATACGCGGGTACCTGGAGCGCGACTCGGTGGGCGTGCTCTGGGGCGAGCCCGGCAGCTACAAGTCCTTTGTCGCGGTCTCGTGGGCCTGCGCGATCGCCTGGGGCGTGCCGTGGCTCGGGCACGACTGCCACCAGGGCGACGTGCTCATCATCGCCGGAGAGGGCCGCAGGGGGCTCAAGAACCGCATCCGGGCATGGTGCCTAGCCAACCACGTCGAGCCGGCCCCTGAAGGCCGCCTGGGCGTTTCCAAGGGCCGTATAGCGCTCGACGACCCGGAGTCGGTCGAGGGCGTGATCCAGGCGATCGCCAAGGCGAAGAAGCTGCCCGTGCTGGTGATCATCGACACGGTCGCCCGCAACATGGGCGGCGACGAGAACAGCCAGCAGGACATGAACGCGATGGTCGCTGCGGCCGATCGGATTCGGCACGCGTTCCCAGGCATCTCGGTGGGCTTCGTGCACCACGCCAACAAGGAAGGTGAGATCCGAGGCAGCACGGTGCTGCGCGCGGCCGTCGACTTCGAGTACGAGTGCAAGAAGCTGGCGCCCCTGCACGTGCGCTTGGAGTGCCAGAAGATGAAGGAGGGTGAGGCGCCTGCGCCTCGCTCACTCGTGACCAAGGTGGTGGACCTGGGCATCGTGGACGACCAGGGCGACCCGGTCACCTCGCTCGCGATCACCGACGGCATCAACGTGCAGGACGCAACCCAACCGGAGGACCCCTTGAAGCAGAAGATCATCGACGCGATAGCCAAGGCCTGCGCAGCAGGCGAGAGCCCCACCCGGACCGACGTGTACGGCGCGGTGGGTGGCCGCAAGCGCGACGTGTGGGCCCTGATCGACGCGCTCATCGCCGACGGGGTGGTGGTGGATCAGGGTGCCAGGAGGGGCCTGAAGCTGGGCCAGAACGCGCTCGAAGGCGACTGGCTGGCCTGACTTTGTCAAGAGAAAAGGAAGGTTAAATTGACAATTGAGCGTTCCCGAGGTGAGCGTTCCGAACGTTCCGGAACGTTCCGGAACGCCGGGAACGTTCCGGACCCGAGCGAGACGAGCGTTCCATCCGTTCCGGGGTTAATACCCGGAACGGAGGAACGTTCGCGTGCGACCCTTTTGGGAACGTATGGGGTAATCGAACGTTCCCAGTGTTTTACTCAGTCTTTGCGCACCGCGTCATTGGCCAGCCCGTGCCGAAGTCTGATCGTCGATTGACCTACCCCGCACCGCGGGTACATCATCCGCGCGCGGTCAGTCCGCACCCTTTCCAACCAACCAGGAGCCAAGCGATGGGTGACAAGCGCAAACCGGAACGCAAGAAGGGCCCCGGCCCGACGAAGCGTGGCCAGACGCCCCCGGGCAAGTGCTGAGGCGGTGAGGATCTCGCGGTGCTCGACTGGCCCGACGGCGACAGCGACTGGCCGCCACAAGCGCCCGCCGCTACCGAGCTCGACGACACGCAGCTCAAGCAGCGCGTGCTCGAAGGCTTCGCGATGGGCGTCGCGCTCCCCGAGATCCTTGCGTCCATGGGCGATGCTGGGCCACGCTTCTGGTCGCTGCACGCCAAGGACGCCGACTTCCGAGACCAAGTCGCGCACGCCCGGCGCCTGGGCATCGAGCTCCTATCCCACGAGATCCTGCAAATCGCTGATGAGCGCACTGACCCGCGACATCGGCAGGTTAGGATTGCTGCGCGTCAGTGGCTTCTGAGTAAGCTACTGCCCCGCAACTATGGCGACAAGGTAGATCTGAGCATTACTCAGGCCACACCGATAGAAGAGATGTCTGATGAACAGCTCCGGACCCGTCTCTCCGCTATCCGCGCTGCTCGAGGAGGAGACGCTTCTCCTGGAGATGCAGCGACGATCGCAGGGCCGACAGACGGCTCTCGGGTTCATTGAGTACACGACACCTCGATGGCGCCCGGGGCCGATGCATGAAACCATATGCAACACGTTCGACCGAGTTGTTGACGGCGAGATTGATCGGGTCCTGCTGCTATGTCCACCGCAGCACGGCAAGTCCACGATCGCCAGTCGGCGCATGCCGGCATACATCCTCGGTCGCAAGCCGCATTGGGACGTCATCGGCGTCAGCGCCGCGAGTCCGCTTGCCGAAGAGTTCGGTGGTGCTGTTCGCAACTGCATCTCGAGCCCCGAGTACCAGCGCCTCTTCCCCCGGGTCCGACTCAGTGAAGACACCAACGCCAAGGGCCGATGGCAGACGCGAGAAGGCGGCGGCTACTTCGCCACGGGCATCGGTGGCGCTGTCATGGGTCGCGGTGCTGACCTGGGCGTCATCGACGATCCGTTCGCTAACTGGGAAGACGCCCAGTCAGCCGCGCAGCAGGCCAAGGTCTGGGCCTTCTACCGAGGCACGTTCTACAACCGCATCCGACCCGGCGGCGCCATCGTCGTCATTCAGCACCGCATGCACGTCAACGATCTTGTCGGGCGGTTGCTCGATGCAATGTCGGAAGACGGCAAGGATCAGTGGACCGTCATCAACATACCCGCTGATCTCGACAACCCTCCCTGGCCTCAGCGTTACGACCGCGCGGCTCTTGAGCGCATCAAGGCCAACACCGACTCTCGACAGTGGCTCTCGCTGTACATGCAACAGCCCGTAGCGCCCGGTGGTGGCGAATTCAAACGCGACTGGATCGAGTACTACGAGGCCGATCCGGAAGAGGTTGGTGAGGGCACCAACAAGTACCTGCTCGTCGACCCGGCGAGCGGCCGGCGCAAGGACAAGGGCAACGACTACACCACGATGTGGGTGCTCGGCCTGGGCGCCGATAAGAACTACTACGTGCTCGACCTCGTGCGAGACAAGTTGAACCTCACTGAGCGCACCGCCGAGCTCTTCCGTTTGCACGCGAAGTGGAAGCCTCTGCAGACCCGTTACGAGGAGTACGGGATGCAGGCGGACATCGAGCACATCCGCTATGTGCAGAACCTCAAGAACTACCGCTTCGCGATCACGCCTGTGGGCGGCGCGGTGGTCAAAGAGCAGCGCATCCGCCGGATGATTCCGATCTTCGAACAGCACCGCATGTGGCTGCCGACTTCGATCCACCGCACGATGCACGACGGCGTTACACGCAACATGATCGACCAGTTTGTTGAGGAGGAGCTCCTCGCGTTCCCCGGCTCGCGCCACGACGACGGCTTGGACGCCATGGCACGTATCGCCGAGCCAGATCCCGAGCTTTCGTTGGTGTGGCCGAAAGAGATGAAGGACGCCAACGAGAAAAAGGACCGCTATCGACCGACTCACCGGTCAACCAGCTCATGGGCTTCATGAGCAAAACTGAGGAGATGAGTGATGAGCTACAGCGTATCCGGCAGCGGCAAGACCTTCGAGGAGGCGATCGCCGCCGCGAAGAAGGCGCTCGAAGAGATTCACCCCGACGTGCGCCCGACGCAGGAGTTGATCGACACGTGCGTTGCGGCCGCCAACTCGATGGTGAATGCGGTTCGCGAGTTCACGCCCGCGAACCAGCACAACGTCTACAGCGCCACGTTCAACGGCCATGTCGACGCAGGCATGGGCGGCAGCAACTACGGCACCAGCGTCGCGTCCTGGTACGACGCCGCGATGGTCGAGCCGAAGGCCAAGTGATGCCCTGCAAACGGCGCGCGAAGCGGCGCGCTTTCATTTCAACACATCAGAGAGGAAACGTGATCATGAAGAAGATGTTGATGGTTTTCGCGGGTGCGCTGATGCTGGCGCTGTCCTTCGGCGTTGGCGCGCAAGCAGTCGCCGACAAGACGTTCACGATCGCACTCAACTACTGGCAACCGACCTACCTGGGGCAGAGCCTGATCAACGGGAACGTATGCATCAAGATGTACAAGAACCCGCTGGGCACCTTCACGGAGTACAACGCGTGTGAGCCAATCTCTTACAGCCCGCCGGCAAACTTTCAGAGCTACGTCTACAAGGCCGACACCGCCGGCGGTCCGTGGGGCAGTTGCGTGTGGGCTATGAACATGGGTCCGGGTTATGGCTCGACGGGTTGGGTTGGTTTGGGGGCGGCTCTGCCAACCGTTCAAAACAACTGCGGGTCCGCATTGACGGCGACCGTCACGATCGACACGGCGCTCGCGAGCGACCCGAACCGAGCGTCGCTCGGGGTGTCGACCCACACGTTCGTGTTCAAGTGATCACGCCATGCCCTGCCCGCCCTGTGACCAGAGCTGCAACCAGGGGCGCTTCTGCGCCCATCGCGAGCGCCGGCTTAATCGGTGGCTCGTGGGCCAAGTCTTGATAGCGACTGCGGCATCGATCGCCGTGTTGCTGGTCGTGGCGGCCCTGGCATCGTCTCTTTCTGGCTGCGGGGCGGGCGACAGCGCGTGCCGCTCGACGAACACCACGCAATGCGACCCTGAGGTGAAGTGATGGAACCGCTCGATCTGGCCACTAGCGAAGAGGACACGGGCCTACCGGACAACGAGCCCCTGTCGGCGCTCCAACCCGATGACCTTGTCCAACGCGTATTGAAGGCTCGAAAGTCTGCGGATCGAACCCAGACCACGTGGCGCAAAGAGGCGCAGCTCGACTTCGACTTCCGGTCCGGCGAACAATGGACCGACGAAGAGAAGGCCAAGTTCGCTGAGAAGGACCGCCTCGACATCGTGTTCAACCGCATCGAGCCGACCATCGAGTCGATCTGCGGGCACGAGATCAACAATCGCACAGCGGTTACTTACCTCCCCCGTAATGCTCCGGCGGGTACTCAGGAATCTGAGTTACTCAACGGGGCATCTGAATGGGTCCGGGACCAATGTGACGCTGAGGATGAGGACAGTGACGCGTTCGGAGACATGCTGACGTCGGGTCTCGGCTGGACCGAGACCAAGATGGACTACGACAGCAACCCGGACGGCGAGATCCTCATCGATCGCGTCGACCCTCTGTTGATGCGGTGGGACCCGGCAGCGCGCAAGCGCAACCTCAGCGATCGCACCTGGAACCAGTGCGATCGGATGATGACGAAGGCGGAGATCGAGGCCGAGTGGCCTGAAAAGAAGGACGAGATCGCGCTCGAGTTCACCACTAACACACTCGATGACACCGCCTCAGGCGAACCCCACAACGCCGCCGAGGCCCCGCTTTACAAAAACGATCAAAGTGGAAAGAGCGAAGGCGATGACGATGAGAGGCGTCGCATCGTGATCGTTCACGAGTGGATCGAGCTCGTTCCTTTCTGGCGCGTGCTCGACGACCAGACCGGCCAGATCGTCGAGTTCGACGAAAAGCAGTACGAGATGCTGAAGCAGGCGGCCGCCAAGGGTCTGGTGCAGGCGCCATCCAAGGCCGTGAAGCAACGCAAGCGCGTCTATAAATGCGCGTACGTGCTCGGCAAGCTTTTGCTCGAACAACGTGACTCGATTACGCAGAAGGGGTTCACGTTCAACTGCATCACGGGCCGGCGCAAACGCAAGACCGGCGAGTGGTACGGGGTCGTGCGTCCGATGCGCGACCCGCAGCGTTTCGCCAACAAGTTTTTATCCCAGCTCGAAGCGATGTTCCGCAGCAACTCGAAGGGCGGTCTGCTCGTCGAAGAGAGTGCGGTCGACAACATGCGCGAGCTGGAGAAAAAGTGGGCCTCGATGGACGGCGTCATCAAGGTCAACGACGGCGCGCTCACCGGAGGCAAGATCCAGCCGAAGCCGATCCAAGACATCCCAGCCGGACCTGAGCGGATGATGGAGTTCGCGGTCTCCAGCATTCGCGACGTGACCGGCGTCAACCTGGAAGTGCTCGGCATGGCCGATCGCAACCAGCCGGGCATCCTCGAGATCCAGCGCAAAGAAAGCGCCATGACGATCCTGGCGCCGCTCTTCGGGTCAATGCGCCAGTACCGCAAGGTGCAGGGCCGCGTGCTCGCGGATCTCATCGTCAAGTACATCAGCGATGGACGCATCATCCAGATCAACGGGCCCGAGGGCACGCCGCAAGCCGTGCAGCTCATGAAGATGCCCGAGACGCTCGACTACACGGTGGTGGTCGACGCCAACAGCAACGCACCCGACCAAAAGGCGAAGACGTTCGCGGTGATGAGCGGCCTGATCCCAGCGATGCAGAGCTCGGGCTTCCCGGTCCCGCCCGACATCCTCGACTACGCGCCGCTTCCGCAGGCGCTGATCAGCAAGTGGCGTGCGCTGATTCAGCAGCAACAGGCCAAAGGCCCGCCGCCGTCACCGGAGGTGGTGAAAGCGCAAGCCCAGGTGCAGGCCCAGGTGCAGATCGCGCAGATGAACGACGCCCTGCAGCGATACAAGATCCAGGTCGAGAGCAACCTGGAGATGTTCAAGGCCACGATGAAGGCCCAGACCGAGGCGCAGACGAAACAGGTCTTCGCCGCGATCGAAGAGCAGAGCCAGATCGTCAACGCCCAGGCCAACCAGATGAAGGCGCATGGGCAGGCGATCGAGTCGCGCATGAAGGGTGTCGCCAAAATGGTCGAGGCCCTGAGCAAAGCGCACGGCGAGCAGGCGAAAGCGCGTGCCGAAGCCGCAGCGTCCGCGCCCCCGCCGCCCGCCCCACCGAGCATCGTCGCGATTCCGATGGACAACGGGGTGAGTGACTTGCACGCCCAGGCCCTGCAAGGGGTCGCCTCGGCTGTTCACGCACTTCACCAATCCATGTCGAAGCCGCGCAAACTGAAGATCGTGCGCGATGGCGCCGGCAACATCTCGGAGGTTCAGTAAATGACTCGAAACAACACGGTGGGCACCGACCTTTCCGCCTCCAACGTTGCTGTCGATCTAAGGCAGGAGCCCATGCCCGTAGTCCGGAGCTCTCAGCAGGATCTGAGTAAAGACGAGAGCAAGATGGGCTACGTGGTGTGCGATATCGACGGAAAACTCGAGTGGGTCCCGCGCGCTGAGCTGTCGATGGTCGAGTGCTTCGGCGACAACGAAGACGAGAGGTGGTACGCGATCGAGTACTACCGGCAGGGAAAGATGGTGAAGCGTTCGCTCGAGCTTCACCTGAAGAAGGGCCTCGAGCACACCATCGCATTCACCTGAACAGGAGGCCGAGATGGCCAACACCAGTGCAATCGCCACGAGCTTCTTGAAGGAGCTGCTGCAGAAGGTCCACAACATCGACAACGCAGGCGACACGCTGCGCGCGGCGCTTTATCTCGCCACCGCTACGCTCGACAACACCAAGGCCACCTACGGGGGCACGATCGGATCGGCGGCCGATACCGGTGAGGTATCGGGCTCGGGGTACTCTCCGGGCGGCGTGGTGGTCACGCACGGCGCCGGATGCGTCAACTCGAGCGGCAAGACCGCGTTCTTCACACCGACGGCCGACATCGACTTCGGCACGGTCACTCTGGCCACGTCGTTCGATTGCGTGCTGCTCTTCAACGTGACCGCGTCGAACAAGGCAATCCTGGCAAAGACCTTCACCGCCCAGACCGTCAGCGCCGCCAACTTCAAGCTGACGATGCCCACCAACGACGCGGCCAACGCGCTCCTTCGCATCACCGGGCCGTAAGCCGTGTCCTTCGATCTCCTGAACGCCGCCGACGTCACCTTCCCGCGCCAAGCGGGTTGGTACGCGTGCGACATCGCCGCGATGGTCAACAACGCGTCGCGCGGCGACGGCGTGCTCTCGGGCTGTGCCGTCACGCCCCAGGGCACCCCGGACACGACCGTCGCGGTGGCGGCCGGGCTGGTCAAGTGCAACGGGTTCTTCAGCTACGTGGTCGCCGGGAACGTGACTGGATTCGCGGCCCACGCGTCGCTCGACCGCATCGATCTGGTGTGCGTCGACTGGAACGGCGTGCTCTCGCGGGTCGCGGGCACCGCGGCGGCGAAGCCCGTGCCGCCTTCGCTCCCTGCGAACAGCCTGATCCTGGCGCAGGTCTTCGTGCCTGGGGCGAGCGCGAGCGTCGGCACCAACAACCTCAAGGACCGCCGCATCATCATCCTGGACCTGTTCGACTACCAGGAAGATTTCTTCGCGTCGAGTCTCAGCGCCACTGCGGCAACGGGCCAGGGCAGCTACGGCGCGGAATTTGGCTTCTCGCTCGCAGCGTCGGGCACGCTGGCGGCGCCAACTTCGCAGGCCAACGCGGCAAACAACCCGGGCATCTTGCGCACGTCGACCGGGGCCACGAGCGGCAACAACACGCAGATGGGCCTCAACGCCAACGTGCCCGCCGGCAAGATCATCCGCACGCGCTTCGTCGTCGCGATCCCAACCATCACGACGATGGCCGCGAAGTTCGGCTTGGGTCAGTCGCTCAACGACGCCGCGTCCGCTTCGCTCGGCACCGACGGCGCGTTCTGGGAGTTCGTGCCCGCGACCTCGGCCAACTGGGCGTGCGTCACCCGAGCTGCTAGCACGAGCACGCGCAACGCCACGGGAACCGCAGTGACCGCGGGCAACAACTACCAGCTCGACATCCTGCGCAAGCAGAACGGCAATTACCAATTCGGCCTGAACGGTGCGTTGTCCTTCGAGCACTCGACGAACCTTCCTGCAGCCGGCGCGTCTGTGACCCCTGGAACGTTGACACACACGCTCACGACGGCGGCGCGCAACGTCGACCACGACTACATCGGCATCAACATGGCGCCCTCGTGGCAGAGGTGGACGTGACCGTCCTTACGCAACTTGCGCGCGTTACGGTCCCTGCGGGGACGCGTACTGTTCCGGTCTCCGCAGGAGGGGTCGCCGTTCCAGTTGGATCGACGAGCGCGAGGATCACGATCAACCGATTCGTGTGGCCGAACTCGGGCCAGAGCGTCGCGCACCTCGCGTTTCAGTTTTCTCTCGACGGTGGTGCGACCTTCGGCGCTTCCGTCCCAGGAGAGGCCACTGCGGTTGACGTCGACCTCATGGGTGGCCAGATCGCGTGGAAAGGGAACCCGGACGCGCCTTCAGTTTTAGAGATCGGTCTGCCCGGAGACCCTCAGAGCCTCCAACGCCGTGTGCGTGCAGTTCTCACTAATACGGTGGCCCTGGACACTTCGATCGTCGTTGAGGTGTTCTGATGACTTGGGCGCGTGCGGGCGGCACGACGCTCCTCTTTCAGGCTACAACCAGCCCGCAGGTAACGTACACCCCGGCGGCATCAGGTCGCCTTCTTACTCTGGCTATCGGGTGGAACGACGGCAGTACAACCGACAGCACGTCTACCGTCCAGGACTCAACCTCTACCGCGTGGACGGTCAAAAAGAACTCTTTCAACGGCAGCACGCTTCACGTCGCCGTCATCGCGTTCCGAGAAAACGCGCCGAACACCATCACCTCCGTAAGCCTGACGACATCTACGAGTGGGTTCGGCGCGGCATCGGTAGATGAGTGGACGGGGGGCCCGGCCTCAGGGGCTTTCGACCTACAGGTCAACGGCAGCACCTCGGTCAACACCACCTTCACGTCACCATCGGTTGCCCCCACCGATCCGAATGCGCTGGTCCTTTACAACGCTGGGTCCGACGAAAGCACTCCGGGATCGTGGACGAACCCGCCAACTGGCGGCACGCCAGCCTTCACTCAACTCGTGCAGGAGGGGAACACCACCACCTCGCACGCGGTTCAGATTTTTTATCACATCCGGTCCGGCAGCAACGCGGGCCAGCAGGCAGCGGTCACCTACAGCGTTGCGACCCAGGGCTACGTGACCCTCGCGGTCACTTTCACGCCGTCCGGCGGCACTTCGATCCCTTTGACAGGTCAGCAGGCGACCGGCGCCCTGGGGGTCGTCACCCCGGTCGGCGGAGACGTCAAGGTTCCTCTCACGGGCCTAGTCGCCACGGGTTCGTTGAACGGCGCCGACCCCCTGAAAGACACGGCGCCGATCGTCAACGTCGGCCAGACCTCAAGTGACCTCAGCGTGGTCGGCGGCGACAACGTCGTCGGCGGCAACCTGGACGAGGCGGCCGCGGGATCGGTGGCCCTGACCGGGCAAGCCGCAACCGGGGCGCTCGGGACGCTCACGCCCGCGATCTGGCCGCCGGTTACCGGCCTTGCAGCGACCGGCGCGCTCGGCACCGTGGTGCCCACGCGATACGCGGCCCTGACCGGCCTCGCTGCAACCGCCGCGCTCGGTGCCGTCTCCCCGGCGATCTCGCCCGCCCTGGCGGGACAGGCCGCAACCGGCGCCCTCGGCACCATAACCCCGGCGATCGCGCCCGCCCTGACCGGTTTGCAGGCCTCAGGAGGCGTCGGAACGCCGGGGCTCATGATCACCTTCTCCGTGACGGGGCTCGCCGCCACTGGCGCGCTGGGGGCCCTGGCGGCCAGTATTTCGGTGGCGCTCTCCGGGCAGGCCGCAACCGGCGCCCTGGGCACGGTCACCCCGGTGGTCGCGGGCGCAATCGTACTGACCGGCCAGGAGGCGCTCGGCGCCCTGGGCACGCTTGGCATCGTTATCACGGCGGCCCTGACCGGGCAGCAGGCGACCGGGGCGCTCGGATCGCCGACGCCCACGATCTCGCCCGCCCTGGCGGGCCAGGAGGCGCTCGGCGCCCTGGGCGCGATCGGCGTGTCGATTTCGGCCACCCTGACCGGTCTCGTCGCGACCGGCGCGCTCGGCACCGTGACACCGTCGAGCTCCGGCGGCGCGATCACTG